GGAGCTGGGGGGGAAATCCCCGACGGTTATTCTTGATGACGCCGATATCGAAAAAGTCGTTCCGCTGGCGCTGGCGGCAGGTTTTATGAACAGCGGGCAGGCGTGCATTGCCGGGACGCGTATTCTGGTGCCGCGCAGCCGCCAGGCAGAGTTTGAGCCGGCGTTTGCCCATGCGGTAGGCCAGGTGCAGTCCGGCGATCCGCGCGACGACAAGACCGAAATCGGCCCGATGGTCAGCCGTAAACAGTGGCAGCGCGTGCAGGACTACATTCGCCTGGGTGTGGAAGAGGGCGCGAAATTGCTGGTGGGCGGTGAAGGGCGTCCGGCGGGTATGGCGCAAGGCTGGGGCGTGAAGCCGACGGTATTTGTCGGGCATAACCAGATGCGCATCGCCCGTGAGGAAATCTTTGGCCCGGTGCTGGTGATGATCCCTTACGAAGACGACGCCGACGCGCTGGCGATTGCCAACGACACGAATTATGGCCTGAATGCGATGGTGCTGGGCGGCAATACCGAACGCGCTGTGCGTATCGCGCAGCAGATTGAGTCCGGTCGTGTGATGGTCAACACCCTCGCCCATGAACCGAAAGCCCCGTTTGGCGGCGTGAAACAGTCCGGCCTGGGCCGTGAAATGGGCAAATGGGGAATGCAGGCGTATCTGGAAGCGAAAACGCTGGTGGTGGGTTAAGCGTCTGACTGCCCGGCAAGGCGACATCGCCGCCGGGCACATCGCAATGACTAACTCATTATCCGCGCGGCCCACATGGAAATGTCATCCCCGCTGCCCAAATCTGGCTGTACCAGACCATTCACCATAAAGGTTGGCGACACGTGGATGCCGTTCTGACGGGCATATTTGCAATGCCATTTGATGACGGTTTGCAATTCCGGCACCGCAAACGGCTCGCTCACATTCACACCGCTATAACGCTCAAGACGATCAACAATATCCTGCGGCGTGGCCTGCATATTTGGGCCGCTGCAATGGTCGGTAAACTCAAATTCTTCACGATGATCAGCCACCGCCTGCAACACTTTTTTCGCTGCGGCTCTGCCGTCCGGTAAGGTCGATGCCGCCAGAATGTAGCGAACGATCACCCCAGAAAACATATGCCACGGTTGCGATTGCAGACGGATTTTCACCGTCACGTTATCTTCCCCAACTGCGGCCAATAGCGCGTCGAGTTTGTTGAACGCCTTCACCGAAAAGGGGCAAGTCGGTTCCAGAAAAACCTCGAAAGTCCGTGGACCGTGACCCCATTCCAGCGCCTGTGCCTGTAAGCTCATGTTGACTCCTGATGTTGTGTTGTCGTTTCGATTATCTTATCTGTCAGGATTATGATTAAGCCACTTCTGCCAGCGTGTTGGCAATGAGTAGATGTGGGTGGCGAAGTACGGCTGGTACACCAACTGAACACATCATGCAGGACAAAGATCTTGAGGAAAACTACCACGCCCGCTTTATGCAAAAGGCGCAGACCGATGCCGGGTTCGAAAGCAAAATTTTCTATGATCTGGATGAACTGTGCTGGGATGCCGCCGGGCAATAAAGCAATTCTGCCAGTGCAGTGGCAGCTATTCCCGCATCACCGTTACCTGCGGATACCGATTTTATGGTCAACAACGAGCTGACAAAAACCGGCTTCGTGGTGGAACCGATTTCCGGCCGCTGCGGCAGAACCTGCCTGCGTTCTGATTTACACATACCGGATGAGGGGAGCATCCGGTCTTTCTGAAAGCAAAAACGCCTCACAGAGCTGTAGTCAAGAATTTGAATCCGGGCTTTCATAATGTATATAGAAGTAATGTGAAGTATTTATCAGAGAGCTCTAAAATCAAAAAATATTATTGATGAAGACTGATTAATACTAATTGTTATCTCAAATAGTATTATTTTCTTACGGCGTATTTATATTTTTTCTTTGAAATACTGACAATGGAATGATGGGCGGAATTAGACTCACCACTTGGCGAGATCTTATGGGCCACACAGTTGTTGAGTAAGTTTAAGAATCTGGGGGAGTAATTTTTGAAAAAAATATTACTACAGTTATTTTATATAGAGTTATGCACGAGCAGGAAAGGGGGTAATGTTTATTCAGCATAGCATTATGGCATCATCACAGTTGGCGATTAATTTTAAAGTTCTCCTCGATAAAATTATGGAAATTAAGTGATTCTTGATGTGACACAGGAGGTCGGACACTCTCTATAGGATCAGTAGCCATCGTGAAGTTGCCAAAGCGAAAATGCCCCAGACTGGGACTGGCGTATAGCGATCGACCATTACTATACGCCGGGATAATTTCTTTATAATACTGAGCGTTGATTCTGTTGTTCAGTATGAACACGCTTAACTATTTTATAGATCCATTGTAGCGTTAAATTATAGCGCTTCGCTAATTCAGCGTAATTTCGCCCATTACATTCGCTGTAGATCTGATAATCGCGTTCAGATGCCCTGCCAGAAATACCTTTTGGGAAGTAAATGCTTTGTCCACCCCAGTTTCGCATCATTCTGTCAGCAATGGCATGACCGACATTATCAGCAGATGCACTGTCTATATTCATGCTCTCAATAAGAACTTGTGATGCATGAAATGCCAGGTCGTTTATAATCTCTGGGGTTCGTATCATCTCTTTTGATTTTTTAATCATATTTAATCTCCATGTATCATATCTAACGCTGCATACTGCCATGTATTTATCGGAAATAGGATAACTTAAAACGGATTCATCGATTATCAATAACTACTGATGATCGATAATAGTTATCCATAGATATTTGTTATCAATGTTAATAATTTTATTAAACCAGTAATAAGTAAATGATGTTAATGCATAAAGTAAGCTTTGCATTCGTGGAAAGTAAGTTTTAATTTATGCCGTCACATCACATCAATGCTGTATAAATATACAGATTGATTCCATTTTAATCACATTAAAAAAGATCGTTTCCCTCACACCCTTGGTTTTTTCTAAACATGTTTAAACATTTATAGATAACATTTGACAGTGACATATTTGTACTGGGCTGTCTGTACTTTAGCTACTACATACTCGTTTCAGAGCAGTCGTAGAAGTTACTATGCTTCCATTTTTACTTCTGCTGATTTTATGCAACTCCCTGCTTATTTGTATTCATCAAGATAATGAAAGGATTTTTTAAAGTTATCTATTAAAGTCCTTTTCATTCTTCCGTTATAGGAAATAGAAATACTTATGTCTCACTTTTCAGGAGATATAAGATGCAAAAAATAACTTTTCCCAGACTTTCTGGATGGCTTGTAGCGTCTATCGTATTGCTTACTCTTATTGGTTGGGCATCATTCGCACAAATTCCGGTGGTCATCTATAAACTGAGCTTGGTATCGCTATCGGCTGTATTGGGTTACTGGCTTGATCGAAGCCTCTTTCCTTGGGCACGTCCGGACTCCTTTTGTCCCAGGGAAGAGCCGCGGTGCTGTGCAGCAGCGATGATACGTCGTTCGCTGATCGTCGCCGCTGTGTGTCTTAGTGTCGCCATGGGACTGTGATGATGTGGCGAAAATACGCAGGTTTGTCCTGCACCATTTTTATCTTCTCGACAGAAGCGGCCGAGCCGCCTCGCGCGGCCTTGCAATGGCGAAGCGAATTAATTCGTACCGCACGCGAAACTTGGGGAATAAGCGCCCCTGTTGCGGATTTTGCTGGGCAGTTACATCAGGAATCAGGTTGGGATCCTGATGCCCATTCACCGGTGGGAGCTCAGGGAATGGCACAATTCATGCCCGCAACCGCAAAATGGGTGAGCCAGCTTTATCCTCAGCTACGCGAAAATACTCCGTATAATCCGGTCTGGGCGGTACGTGCGTTGGTACAGTACGATCATCAGCTCTGGCTAAATATGGTTGCAAAGGATGACTGCCAGCGAATGGCATTTACCCTAAGCGCCTATAACGGCGGACAAGGCTGGGTGAATAGAGACAAAAAAATGGCGGCTTCAAAGGGGCTAGATGCGTCCATCTGGTTTGAACATGTTGAGCAAGTCAATGCCGGACGTAGCGAGGCAAACTGGCGAGAAAATCGTCACTACCCTAAAAAGATATTATTTCAGCACGCTCCCCACTATTTGCAATGGGGACAAGCAAGCTGCATTCATTGATTAGTGGGTGGGCAATGAAAATCAGTATCGATTTTTGGGAAGTTATTTCCATTATGTTTTCATTCGTTGGATTAATGTTCGCTTCCGGTAAGCTGCTTCTATCGCAAATAGAAAAAAGACTGAATGAACGTTTTGAGTCTCTGGAGGTTGCCAGGCGTGAATCTGATTTAAGTTGGTCCAGGCTTGAACGAGAATTTCTCGAGTTCAGAGCGGATCTCCCGTTGTATTATGTTCGAAGGGAGGATTATCTTCGCGGACAGGCAGTCATAGAAGCAAAGTTGGATGCACTCTATAACAAAATATAACTTTTCCAATGAGTAAGCGCCTAAGTAAATCCCCGTCTTTATTTGTCGGGGATTTTTTATTTCTTATAAATGTTTTCCCTAAAGCAGATTAAAAGACTCACCTTCCCGGAACAGCCAATATACTCACGAACTATAGCGGAGAGAATATATCATCTCCCGGTGAATTAAGGTGAGTAATAAATGGAAACATTATCTGTTATGAATGCTGTGATTAATTGTCTGAGTGAATTAAATCCCGATATAGATGTATTGGTATCATCTATCGATCCGAAAGAATACATCCCAACGACACAGCAGGTAACCGTACTCGTTCATTATTGCGGTTCTGTTTTTGCCGCATCAGAAAGTACTGATGCCATCATGCAAAGGCAAACGCTCCACTTCACCGCCACCGTTATTGTTCCACAAGAAAATGACGCGATAAATGCGCTGGATCGTATACGAAATTCGTTGGGCGGTATTCCACTGCCCGACTGTGATCGTCTGCTCTGGCTGGAGAGTGAAAAGTCCCTTGGTGAGACGGCAGGTTTCTGCCGGTACACCCTTGGAATGGCCACCAGCGCACTGTTTATCGCGGAGCGGGAGAGCGAGGATTTACCTCTGCTTAAAATCGTTAACTATAAGGAAATTCAATGAAATATATCTACAGCGGCCCGGCAAGCGGCGTCACGCTCGCTGACGGTCAGGAAGTTTTACTGTGGCCAGATAGCGAAATTGATCTGCCAGAAGAAAATGAATGGGTGATGACAATGATTGCACGCCGTCATCTGACACCGGCAGTCGCCCAAGAACCAGAAACGAACGAAGAGGAAATTGTACATGGCAGCTAATTATCTGCACGGTGTCGAAACCATTGAGATCGAAACCGGCCCACGGCCGGTTAAAGCTGTAAAGTCCGCGGTTATTGGCCTGATCGGCACCGCACCCTGCGGTCCGGTTAACCAACCAACTCTGTGCCTATCTGAAAGCGACGCGGCACAGTTTGGTCCTGGTATGGTAAATTTCACCATCCCTCAAGCGCTCAATGCGATCTACGATCACGGCGCAGGGACGGTGGTAGTAATTAACGTTCTGAACCCGGCTTTGCATAAGACGTCTATTACCAGTGAAGCCATCACGGTGGGTGACAATAACCAATTTCAGTTGAAACACGGGGCACTGCAAACCGTGGCAATTGGCCGTAGTACCAATGCTGGTAGCCCTTATATCAGCGGCACTGACTACACCGTAGATATGTTGACGGGTACAGTCAACTGTATGGGGGTCAACCTGAAGCCCGGTACTAAGGCTTACGCCAATTACACCTATGCGGATCCGACGAAGGTCACCGCTGCCGAGATTATTGGTGCGGTTAACACCGCAGGCGATCGTACCGGGATGAAACTGTTGCAGGATACTTATAGCCAGTATGGTTTTTACACCAAAATACTGATTTCACCCGTATTTTGTACCCAAAAAACTGTCTCCACTGAGCTTATTGCACAAGCGGAAAACCTGGGGGCTATTGCTTACATCGACGCGCCGGTAGGGACAACTTTCCAGCAAGTATTGGCAGGTCGCGGTCCGCTGGGGTCGATTAACTTCAATACCAGCTCAGATCGTGCGCGTTTGTGCTACCCGCATGTGAAAGTTTATGACAGTGCGACTAATGCCGAAGTGTTGGAACCGCTGTCCTCGCGGGCCGCTGGTCTGCGGGCGAAAGTGGATCTGGAAAAAGGCTTCTGGTGGAGTAACTCAAACCAGGAAATTCAGGGTATTACCGGCGTAGAGCGCTCGTTGTCAGCAATGATCGATGACCCGCAAAGCGAAGTGAATCAACTGAATGAAAACGGTATCACCACCATTTTCAACAGCTACGGTTCCGGTTTGCGCCTGTGGGGTAACCGCACTGCTGCCTGGCCGACCGTCACACATATGCGCAATTTTGAAAATGTACGACGTACCGGTGATGTGATTAACGAATCGATTCGTTATTTCAGCCAGCAGTACATGGATATGCCGATTAACCAGGCGCTAATCGACGCGCTGACCGAATCGGTTAATTCCTGGGGCCGCAAGTTGATTGCCGATGGTGCACTGTTGGGCTTCGAATGCTGGTATGACCCGGCGCGTAATGCTCAGACTGAACTGGCTGCCGGTCATCTGCTTCTGAGCTACAAATTCACTCCGCCACCGCCTCTCGAACGTCTGACATTTGAAACTGAAATTACCGATGAATATTTAGTATCTCTGGAGAGTAATAGCTAATGGCCGGAAAAATTCAAATTAATCGTGTTACCAATGCCAATATTTATCTCGACGGTAATAATTTGTTAGGCCGCGCAACAGAAATTAAGCTGCCTGACATTAGCATGATTATGCAGGAGCATAAAGCTCTGGGGATGATTGGCAAAATAGAACTCCCTTCAGGGTTTGATAAGCTGGAAGGAGAAATTAAATGGAACTCCTTCTATCACGATGTGATGCGCAAAACAGCGAATCCATGGAATGCAATCGCCTTACAGTGTCGCTCCAGCATCGATTGTTATAACTCGCAGGGCAAAGCAGAGCAACTGCCGCTGGTCACCCATATGACCGTGATGTTTAAAAAGAATCCATTGGGTACTTTTAAGCAGAACGAAAATCCGGAATTCAGCAGCAGCTTCGGCTGTACTTATATTAAACAAGTTATTGATGGTGAAGCATTGCTCGAGATTGATTATCTGGCGAATATCTTCCGAGTCAATGGCGAAGATCAGTTAAGCGCTTATCGTAATAACATTGGCGGTTAATTGTTTCGGGGCTGAGGCCCCGAATATCCTCCTCTCTAAATAAATGGACTACACCATGAGCGAAAAATATAAACTCCAGTTCCCGTTCACTTCTGCATCGGGAGAACGTATCGACGTTCTGCAATTACGTCGCCTAAAGGTAAAAGATATGCGTACTGCACGACACGCCAGCGACAAACCGGAAGAGTGGGATGAGCCGCTAATGGCCGCCATGACAGGCCTGGTGTCAGAAGACCTGGCTGAAATGGATCTACTGGACTATCAGGCACTACAAACACGATTTCAAGCCATGCTTAGCATGGCTGCATAACCCGCAGCACTTGTGGCAGGCAATGGCTCTGTTGGCGAGATGGTTTCGCTTTCCGCCTGGAGAGATCGATGCTCTGACGCTTGACGATTTCAGCTGCTGGCTGGATGAGGCCAGTACACAGATTAAACACGAGTACGACTCGCAGGCTTAATTGAGGCCTGCGGGTTTTCCGACCTTAAGCCCGTCTCCTTCTCTGCCTCTTATCTGGAAAGTCTGTTGCCGGGCCTTATTTATAAGTGAGAAAAAATTTTGGCCAACGATATTATTACCCAGCTTCAGGGCCGTAATGAGACGTTGACGCAGGCAATAGCCCGTTACGGATCACTCAACCTCAGCACGCTGCAAACACTTAGCACTGAGAAAGCAAAAATCACCAGACTCACGCAACAATTGACGGGCACCTCCTTCCGCCGTGAAGAGAGCGATAAGCAACGCATCGCATCATTAGAAAAAACTCAGCAAGTCACCGGGCAGGCTGGAAAACTCCTCAACGTGGAAGCGCCCGACTGGAATCTGCCTTACAAATTTCTGGACAGTATGGCCAACATGGCGACTAAAGGTGGCATGGACAACGCCACGCGTGATGAACTGAGCCTCAAACTTTGCAACTGGAGCCTTGATTTTAATCAGGATCAGAATGCGCTACCGGAGGCCGCAACCACGATGATCGCCGGTGGCATAATCTCTATGCAGGATCTCAACCGCTATTTGCCTGAGATTGGCAAAGCTGCTACTGCTACTCGCGACAGCACTGCCATTTGGGCTCAAGCGGCGCTTATCACACACGATCGCCTTAACATCTCCCCTGCAGATTTCCCTTTCGCGCAAAATATGATGTACAGCGTTGCCAAAGGTGGCGGAAGCTCGGTTGAAGAACAAGCACGTTGGATCAACGCCTTTGCCGGTAAAACCGGGCTGCAGGGCAAAGAAGGTCTTGCAGAACTGACCGCGTCGATGCAAATCGCCATGAAGAATGCAAGCAGTGCTGTTTCGGCGGCACAAAACTTCGATCATTTTCTGCAAAGCACCTTCTCAAAAGAGACGGATAGCTGGTTTGCCCGTCAGGGAGTCGATCTTCGGGGTTCGCTGATGGATCACCAACAAAACGGCATCGGCGTTACCGAAGCGATGATACATGTCGTGCAGATGCAACTGGAGAAAATGAATCCGCAGATCCTTGAGACCCTCAGGCAGACCATGAAGATTGAGGATCTTTCCATGCGCGGTGATGCCCTGAAGTCCATGGTGACGAAATTCAATTTGGGCGAGATGTTCAGCGATGCCAAAACCCTGGATTTCATTGCGCCAATGCTGGCAAACCAGGACGAATATCGTCGGTTGAAAACCGTCACTACGCAGGCGGGCGGGAGTAATCTGATCGACAATGATCTTAATAAGACAATGACGTCGCCAATTGAACAAACCAAAGCGTTGCAGATGGCGCTTAACGATCTCTGGCTTAGTATCGGCCTGAAATTATTACCCGTCGTTGGTGAGCTGGCGCAAAGCCTTTTACCACTCGTTAGGCAATTCAGCGTCTGGCTACGGGAAAACCCGGCGCTGGTAGATGGTATCGCAAAAATGGTCGGCATTATCTGGCTGTTCGATGGGGCGATGAGCATACTTAAACTGGGGGCGAATATTATCGCTTCACCGTTTATCCGTCTGATCGATATCTTCCTGAAGGTGAAAGCCAGCCTGGCATTGAGCGGCAGTGCCAACACCGCGCTGTCGATACTGAAATCGCTGGGCCGTGGGGCAAAAACTGTTGCCACACTACTGGGGAGTGGCCTGGTCAGCGGGCTGAAACTGGTCGGCCAGACCGTCCTTTGGCTGGGTAGGGCGCTGCTGATGAACCCCATTGGCCTGGTCATTACCGCCATCGCAGGTACTGCGTATTTGATCTATCGCTACTGGGTACCCATTTCCGATTTCTTTTCCGGCCTATGGGCACGCATCAAAACCGCTTTCGATGGGGGCATTGGGGGCATCACGGCACTGATTCTCAACTGGTCGCCTCTGGGTCTGTTTTATAACGTGTTCGCTGGCGTTCTGGACTGGTTTGGCATTGAGCTACCCCAGAGTTTCAGCCAGTTCGGCAGCGGCATTTTGGATAGCTTGATCAACGGCATTCTGAACGCACTACCTTTCTTGAAGAGTGCTATTGAACAGATAAAAAGCCTGATCCCGGATTGGGCGCAAAGCACGCTGGGCATCAGCACGCAAAAAAACGTTGCAGCAGTAGGCCTACCCGGCGTTGCTGGAACGGCATTAGCGAATACGTCCGGTAAGCAACAGGGGTCTGGTGTTAAAACGACGCTCACGCCGCCTGCACTGCCAGGAAAACTCGGTGTGCCCTCCCGTGCTCAGAGCAATGTTCAGGTCCATTTCTCCCCACAGGTTACGGTTCAGGGGAGTGGTGTGAACGCCGCCAGGGATATCAACAACGTGCTGGCGCTTAGCAAACGCGAGCTGGAGAGAATGATTAACGATGTGATGGCGCAACAACAGCGCCGGGAGTATGCCTGATGTATGCCGTATTAGGAGAGATTGAATTTGAAGTCCTCACTCACTGGGATGAATTCGACGATACCATGGGTGTGGATTACGCCACCCATGCTCGTATTGAGGGTAAGCCGGGCATGCAGTTTATTGGCGATAAGCTGGACAAAATCACCCTGAAATTTAGTTTTCACAGCCAGTTCTGCCAGCCCACAGCGGAGTTGAATCGGCTGCGTGAGGCCATGACTGCACATCAGGCCATGGCACTGGTCTTTGGTAATGGTGATTATCGCGGCTGGTTTGTGATCACCGATCTGAGTGCTATACACAATGCTACCGATGCTTACGGTAACGTGATTGCCCAGACTGGCAGCCTGACATTGCAGGAGTACACCGGCGATCCGAAAAACCCGTTGATGCCTCCGGCCATTACCACTCAGGAGCCAAATATTGACGAGATATTGGAGGATTTTCCTGAATTGAGCGACTCCTGGTTTGATGAGTTAATGAGCGGTGCTGAGGACGGCATGCGTGATGCTAAAGAGATGATGGACGATATGGCCGACGCCATTGACGACATCAAAAAAACGGCCACTCAGGTGCAACAATTGGTGAAGGAAGCCAAAGCCTTGCAGGAGAAGTGTCTCAAGATAGTTGATTCACTGAATAAAACCGTCATCTCAGTGGAAAAAATTTTCCAGCAGCCTTTGGATAGACAAACACTGGCTGATATGCCCAAAGCGTTGGCCGCCAAAATGCAGGTGCTGATTGACAGCTTGCCGGGGATTGGCAAGTGCGCCAGTGACGCCGCCATGCTTATCGAACACGCCGAATCGTTGTTCGGCAAGATAACCAACAGTGTGGCGGAGGTGACTTATGACAATGCTGCTTCGTTGGTCAATCAGGCGCGCATCACGATGCAAAAAAGCACGTCAGCGGTGAGCCACTTGGCGGCTGCAGACATTACGAGGATTCTGTAATGCGATACCTTGAACATATCACTACAGAAGGTGAACGTTGGGATAATCTCGCCTGGCGCTATTATGGTGATGCACTGGCCTATGAGCGGATCATCGGGGCTAATCCTCACGTCGCTATTATTCCCGTTTTACCGTCAGGCGTGCGGTTGATTATTCCAGTCATCAGCGTCACGCAAACCACTCAGGAGCTACCGCCATGGCTGAGATAACGGTATCCGGTGGAGTATTTGCCACCTTGACGCCCATTTTTACTCTCTGGTACGGGCATAAAGAGATCACTTATGACATTGCGCCTTATGTCACCAGTGTCAGCTACAGCGACAGCATTAAAAATGAGTCGGATGTTATTGCCATTACGCTGGAAGATGCCGCAGGTCGCTGGGTAAATGAGTGGTATCCTGGAAAAGGAGATACCCTGGCGTTACACATGGGCTACCAGGGCGAAGATCTGCTCGACTGCGGGATGTATATCATTGATAAAATTGATATCAGTGCCCCGCCATCGACAGTCAATATCGACGGTATTGCCACTTCAGTCAGCAAAGCGTTACGCACCAAAAACAGCCAGGGCTTTGAAGAGACCACGCTTTCAGCTATCGCTAGTCGCATCGCGCAAGCGCACGGTTTAACACTGGTGGGCAAAATCGAACCACTTACCATTGACCGGG